CTCGTGTTTGTCATTTCAATCCCTGATTAGCACCTTAAAAAACCGATAAAACAGGCGTCCCTGGGGAGACTCGAACTCCCGCTTCTAGCTCCGGAGGCTAGCGCTCTATCCACTGAGCTACAGGGACAAATTAGCATTGACGGTATTGTACCACAAAACACAACACCGTCAATGCGTCGGTTTTTACAACCCCATCAACTTGTTAATCGGGCTGAACGGCTCAATATCCTCGGGCCGCAGCGCCATACTATACCGCTCGACCATATCCAGCGTTGACCACCTGCCGGCAACCTGGACGACGCGAGTCGGCGCGCCGGCGCGCAGCGCCAGCGTGGCGAACGTACGCCGTAGATCGTGCGGGCTGAGGGCCTTCAACCCGGATCGTTTGGCGAGGCGGGCGAACAGTTTTCGCATCCAGCTTTCCGAGAGCCGTCGCCCAGTCCGCGGAGAGACGAAAACGTACCGTGGCTGGTGGATCGTGAGCTCCGAGCGGGTCGCCATCCAGGCCGCCAGGCACGAGGCGGTGTACTCGGAATACACACCACGCCCCCAACTGCCGCCCTTCGTGATCGTCTCCAGGCTGCGAGCCTCAATGTAGAGATGCGCCACCTCCAGCCGGCAGACCTCCATACAGCGCAGCCCGCAGTCTAGCATGAGAGAGATCATCGCCAGATTGCGGATGCCGCAGATCGTGGAGGTGTCCAGCGACTCCATCAGCCGCATCGCCTCATCCTCATTCAGCGTGCGCTGTGGGGAGGGCCGGGGGCGGCGGGTGCGCACGGTGGACAGGGCGTGCGTCTTGCCGTAGCTCCAGCGGTAGTACGACCTCACGGCGCACGTGCAGGTATAGCAGGTATTCCCGCCCCAGTCCCGCGTCTCCAGGAATGAGCGGAACTGCTCACGGGTGACGGTAGCCGGGTCTTGGTCTCCGATGCTCTCTGCGAGTTGTTCCAGGAGCCACCGGTATGACCGCACCGTGTGTTCCGAGTAGTTGGAGTCGTTCAAAAATTCGTCAATTTTCATCATGGTATTCATGGTAGTAGGTTTCCTTGTCAGTGACACATTCGTTATTTTGGAGGTGATATGATCTTGCAAATTGGCGTAGCAGTTGTCGTCGCCTGCCTGGCCCTGGTGGCCGAGCACTATTTCCCCTGGCACTCCGTTCTCAACGGCAAGCCGTTGGGGCGGGTGTCGGCGTACGTCCTGGGCTGCCTGGCGCTGTTCCTGCCGTTATCTGCCCTGCTCGTCCTGTGGCAAATGTGGCCGGCGCTGGTCGCGCTGTGGGCCATCACCGTCGCCGGCGGCGGAACGGTCATACTGTGCTACGCGTTGGACAATCATTACAGGCTCTCCGACGCCGGCGAGCGGGAGCGGCAGTTGATCGACACGATGCGGCGGGGCGGCGATGAGCCAAATTAGCCGAGACGCCGATCAGCGCCAGGCAGCGGTCGAAGACCCGCTGGCGGCCCTGGGCGCAGCGCTGGCGCTGATCGAGCATGACCAGCTACGCGTCCGCCAGGCCATCCGGCGCTCTGGCATGGATGACCTGCTGGTACCTGTGTTGGAGGACTACGCTCGTATCTCTGCGGCGATCCAGCGCACCCAGCGGGCCCTGCGGGCCAACTGGGAGGCCGGACAGGGGGAACGGTGGCGGCGCTAATATGTCACCCCCTCGGCAACGTGGTACAAAAAGTTAAGGAGTAAAAAACTATGAAATTCTACGTCTTAATTGGGTCTGTAATCCTGGTTGTCGTCCTGATCGGCATGGTCGCCATCACCGGCAACCTGTCGTCAGCCGCCCAGGCGCAGGCCAGCATCGAGCAGTCCCGCTCGACGCAAATGGCAATCGGCACCGGCATCCTGTCGACCGTCGGGAACTGGCTGCAAACCGGCATCATTGCCGCCCTGGCTTTCCTGCTGCTGCGGGACAGGATCGGCAGCAAGAAGCGATCTGGCCCACCGGCGCAGATCGACAGCAGCGCACGCCCGGCGGCCTTGCCCGCCGGTGATAGTGACAGTAAGGTTGCATCCCTGCTCCAGACGCTGCTCGCGCTCCGCATTGCGGATACGCTCTCCGAGCAGAAAAAAGAAAGAAACGTGCAGGTGATCGACCCGCCGGACTGGAAGTGAGAGGAGAGTGAGTATGAAAAATGCGCTGATGTTTGTGGTTCTGGCCCTGGCGACCACCCTGGTCGCCGGGTGCGCCCAGCCGGCTCCTGCTGCACCTGCGCCGGGTGCTTCCGCCACGCCAGACTACGCCGCGGTCATGGCCGAGGCGACCCGCATCCAGCGCCAAAATGAGGACATCCTCGCCACCGCCAACGCCTACAATGCGCAGATGACCCAGACGCGCGAAGCCACCGTACAGGCGGGCCTCGCCACCCAGGCGCGTTACGCCGCGATCCAGACCGAGACCCGCGCTGCCATCACCCTGGCCGCCGCCTACGCTGCCGATACCGCCACCGCCGTTGCCACGGCCACGGCAGGGGCGCGTACCCAGGTGGCGATCTCTGTGGCGCAGACCAAAGACTCCGCCGACGCGGCGGCGTTCGCCGAAAACCAGCGCATCATCATCGCCTCGAACCGCCTGGCGCTGGAGCGAGAGCAGCGCATGAATGTGGTGCGGGCGGTGGCGCCCTGGGTGCTGATTGCCCTGGCCGTGCTCCTGGCCGGGTACATCCTCTGGCGCTCGTTCGAGGATCGTCGGAAGGCGGCGGATGTCCTGCGGTTCGAGGATGGCACCATCGTCGTCAAAACACCTGATGGCGGGGTGGTAGACCTGCATCGGTTGCTCCATCCGGCGCTTACGCCGCGGAAAGCAGCTTACCTCATCCCACCGGCTGAGGTGAGCGGCCAGCAGATGGATCAGAACCGCCGGCAGCAGGTGATCGAACTGGAGCGCGTCGGCGGGCGTGTCGCCGGCCCGGCGCGGGAAGCGTTTGCCCCGCCGGCGCAACCGGCCGCGGCGGCTGAGCCTGACCTGGTTGTGGATGCTGAGTGGCGTGTGCTGAGTGATCTGTATCAGCCCGGCAAAATCGTCCTGGGCGTCAACCCGGATGGCCCGGTGCTGGTTGACCCGGAGGACTGCCCGCACCTGCTGTACGCCGGCACGACCAGCGCCGGCAAAACCCGGTTTGGTTTGCGCCCCCTGGCGGCCCAGGCGCTGGCGAATGGTTGGCAGGTGGTATTCATCAGTTCCAAACGCCAGGACTTTCGTGTGTTTGACGGTCTTCCAAACGCCCGGATGGTGTTCATCGATCAGGCAGAGCAGGCAACCGGGTACCTGGAGGCGGCGTACACCGAAATCCAGCGCCGCAACCGGATGCTGTACGACGCAAACGTCTCAACCTGGGCCAGTATGACCGGGCGCGGGCCGAGGGCGCTGGTGGTCATGGATGAGTTCTCCAATCTGGCCGATGCCATGACGGACGAAGCTGGCAGGAAGGCGCTGTGGCGTGCGCTGCGCATGGCGACTGCCGAGGGACGCAAGTGCGGCATCCACGTGGCGGTGGCGCTGCAAGACCCGACATGGCAGTCGATGGATTTGCCGGCGCGGCGCAACATGACCCCGGTTATCTTCCGGGTACAGGATCAGGCGGCCAGCCGGGTCACGCTGAACGTCAACGGCGCGGAAACGCTGGAACGCCAGCATTTCCTGGCTCGCCTGCGCCAGGTAGTGCATGGCAAGGCGTTCGCGCCGACGGACGATGAAATCCAGGCGTTCGTGAGCCGCCACCCGGTAAACGCCCTGCCGGCGCCAGAGTGGGTTGCGCTGCCTGCCCCAGCGCAACCGGCCGCGGCAGGCTCGGACAGCGCGGATAAAACAGAGCAGATTCGCTCACTGCTCCTGGATGGCCTGTCCGTCAACCGGGTCTGCAATATCGTGTTTGGCTACACCGGCGGGAGCGCATTCGCTGCCGTGTCCGAGGTAAAAGCGCACATGAGTGATACTACGGGTACTACTACTACCCCAAAAACGGCCAAAACCGGGCCCCAGGCGGCGTAGTAGTAGGCATGGAGGCAAAAAAATGACTTACTCAAACGAGCACGAGGAGCAGGCCGCAGTGATCCAGTGGGCCCGGTTCAGTTCCGGGATATACCCTGACCTGGCATGGCTGTTCGCCGTGCCGAACGGCGCAAAACTGCCGTTCAAGAATGTGATCGGGCGCGGCGGGAAAACAAAGCGTTTCAGCCCAGAGGCAGTTCGCCTCAAGGCGGAAGGCCTGCTGCCGGGTGTGGCCGACCTGTTTCTACCGGCCCCGAGGGGCCGGTACCACGGCTTGTTCGTCGAGATGAAGCACGGCGATAACACTCTGTCCGATGAGCAGCAGGCGTTCCTGGAGGCCATGCTGGATCGGGGATACCTGGCGATGGCTTGCTGGGGTGCAGATCAGGCCATCCAGGAAATCGAGCGGTATCTGCACTTGCCGACAGGTGCAAAATGATGACCGCGGATCGCATCACAAAATTCCTGGTCGGTTGGCGGGCGGTCAGTCAGGCCGTCGACGGCCTGCTGGTGGACAACCTGGCTGCCACCGCACCCTGGATTGCGCCGATGATCCCGGCATATCTGGCCTACACCAGCCTGACGACCGTCCTGGAGTTCCCGTCCTGGATGGGATTTGTCGGGGCGGTGGTGATCGAGACCCTGGGCGTCTCCACTGTCCAGACCGCTCTGACGGTCTGGGAGTACAACCAGGATCGACGCAAGAGCGATCCGTCCGCGCCGATCTGGCCGCCGCTCCTGGTAAGTGGGGTGTATTTTGTCGTCGTGATCGTCGTCAACGTCCTGCTGGACGGCAGCCGGCCTATCGTCCAGCAGGTGGCCCAGGCGCTGCTGTCGCTGCTGTCCGCCGTGGCCGCCGTGACCCTGGCGGTGCGCGCCAACCATGCTCGCCGTCTGGCGGCGGTGGCAGAGGAGAAAATGCAGCGGCGTGCAAGCATCGCTCTGCATCATGCTGAGACGATGCAGAAGGATGCAGAGCATCGGTCTGCACCCGTGCAGCACAAATGCACGCTGTGCGGGGCGGGGTTCGACAGCGTGCAGAAATTGGCCGCGCACACCCGCTGGCAACACACCAACGGCCACAAAACAGAGCAGCAAAATGACGCGGATGAGTGGATTGGCGCAGTTAGCCCTGGCGCGAGGTAACGGCGCACGCTATACTCCATTCGCTGCTCCTTGATTACCGGTTGACCGGGTGCCATGCTGATTTCACCGTTTCCCTCCAAATGTCCCAGGCTCACTACCTGGGACAACTTTTTGCCCGCTATAGGATTATTTAACTAATCCTATATATATGTAGAGGTGGATATGGCAGAGCTAAAACCAGACCCAAAAAACGCACGGCGGCACACACCGCGCAACCGTGACCTGATCCGGCGCTCGCTACAGGAGGTTGGGCCGTTCCGGTCTATCGGCGTTGATGGCGAGGGCATTGTGCGCGCCGGGAATGGCGTGTATGAGCAGGCCCAGCAGCTTGGTCTGAAAATCCGTGTGGTGGAGGCTGCGCCGGATGAGTTGATTGCTGTCAAACGGCCAGACCTGACGGGGGCGGCTGCCGAGCGTGCGGCGCTCTATGACAACCAGGCGGGGGAGCTGTCTGAGTGGGATACCGGCGTCCTGGCGCAGATTGCCAGCGAGGCACCCCAGGTGCTGGACGGGATTTTTGACGACGGCGATCTGGCCGCCATGCTGGCCGAGGCCGGCGAGTTAGATCAGGTCGAGGCCGATCTGATGGGGGAGGGGAGGGAAAAGGCACCAGACCTGAAATCTGGTTTGGGCGATACGAATGCAAAAATCAAGCCAGTGATTTATGCCAGAGACCTGGCGGATTTTGAGCGGGCTATTCGCGCGACTGGGCTACCGAACAGGGGCGAAGCGCTTATGAGGATTTGTCGTTTTTACCTGGAGCATTATCGTGAGCAGGCCGGATAGGGGCGTACTGAGCAAGGATAACACGACGTTCCGGCGCAAGCTGCGGCTACGTAGGCTGGCTTTGCGTGTACTCGGCCAGACGCCAGTGGTGATGGAAACGCATGGCGGTTATGGCCGTTTGTGGCTGGAGTGTTACCGGGATGTAGTCGACGGCGTTGTGTTTGAGGTCGACGGGCATAAAGCCGACACCCTGGCCGAGCAGCGTCCGTCCTGGGCGGTGTACCAGGCAGACTGTGTAACGGCGCTCGCCGGCGGGGCCGGTGCGCACCTGGCGATCAACCTGTTAGATGTCGATCCGTACGGGGAGCCGTGGCCGGTGCTGGATGCGTTTTTCGCCAGTGAGCGCCCCAGGCCTAATCGTATGGTGGTCGTGGTCAACGACGGTTTGCGGCGCAATGTCCGTTTCGGTTTTGCATGGCATGTCGGTTCGCTGGCGCCCATCGTGGAGCGGTATGGCAACGATCTGTTTGACCGCTACCTGGAGGCGTGCGAGGAGATTATGCAGCAAAAAGCGGCTCAGGCCGGGTACGCCGTGAGCCGCTTCTCTGGGTACTACTGTGGGGAGAAAAAGAATATGACGCACTACCTCGCTATTCTCGATCGGCAAGGTATTTCCGCAAATCCTGCTTGATGTAGTGCTTTTTCCCCAGGCTCTCCAGCAAGCCAACGACCTCCCTGGCGAACCGGTACCAGTCGATCTCCCGCGCCCGTGGATGGTAGTTCAATACCCCCACCTTGAATTCGTCAACCGCATCCGCAGTGCGGCAGATGATTTCCATCGTCTCGTCTGGATCTAAAACCGGTTCCAGGCTCACCCAGGTTGGGATGCCGGCCGCGTGGAAGCGCCGCAACGCCTCGATGCGGTCTGCCGGCAGCGCTGCGCCCGGCTCCCACCGCAGGCTGGTGGCGTCGTCCAGGCTGGTCAGGGTTGTGGCAAACGAATCCGCCACAGTGAACAGGTCGAGGTCGCGCAGAGCGCGGGTGCCGCCTTTGGTCAGCGTGCACACGTGCAGGCCGGCTGCGTGCAACACCTGGATGGCCTGCCGGGTGACCGGCGTCTGGCTGGCTGCCGGCGAGTACGGGTCGCACGTGAAGCACAAGAGCACCTGGCGGGTCTCGCCGTGCTGCCGGCATTTCTCCGCGTCTTTGCCGAGCAGGCGAATGATGTCGGTGCGTGGCTTGACCGTACCGTGAAACTCCTGCCGATTGCGCTGGAGTACGTTCGGCGCGTAGCAATACGTGCAGCCGTGGTCGCAGCCGGTGAACAGGTTGGCCGCAAGCTCGCGGTATTCCCGCGCCTTGCCGGCAGTCTCGTAGATGATCTTGCCGCCGGTGTAACGGCCCGGCTTGGTTTCGGTTTGCGGCTCCGCTGCGGGTGCGGGCGGGGTAAATTCTGGAAAAAGTGCATCCTGGTTCGTCATTTTTTGCCTCCTGGTCAATTAATCTCGATCATTCGCCCTTCATCCTACTGTTTTGGGTCTTGGATGTTTAATCCATGAGAGAGGGAAAAGTTAAGCCCCCGTGGTCATTCCGGGGGCTGAGTTTTTGCAGTTGATATGATTAGATTTCTTCGGCGTCTAGGAGCAATGGCTCGCCGTCGCTTCCCTTGCTCACGGTGTTTAGATATCCGCACTCGTTTTGTTCTCTAATGTTGCGTTCTATGCTGTTCTACTGTATGGGATTAGTTTACTAATCCAATAGCTTCGCATAGACATCAGGGCGCACCGGTGGACGGCGGTGCGCCGCTGCCGGTTTGCCGGTCGCCGCGCCGCACGCTATACTCACTCCATGTCTCACACCGTGGATTTTGACCCTGCTGCGCCGCTGGATCGGTGCGCGGGGGAGAGCCGGGCGGCACATGATGCGCTGCTGGATTACTGGCGCGCCGGCAGCGGGCGCAGCCTGCGGGCCCTTCTCGAACGGTATCGGAATCAGACCGATAGCGAGGCGGGAGCAAACGAGCCCCCAACCCGGCGCTTTGCGACTCTGTTCGCCTGGTCAGGCAACTATCGCTGGCAGGAGCGTATCGACGCAGCCAGCGTTCTCCAGCAGCGCGCCGAGGAGCAGGCCAAGCGGGACGCCCTGCGGGCCGAAGCCGAAAAGTGGGCCCGCCGGCAACTGGAGGTGCGGGAGCGGGACTGGCAACAGGCTGACCGCCTGCGGGGTCTGGCAGACCAGATCATGGATGAGGCGCCGAAGTTCCTCAGAGTGACACAAAAACTCATCCGTGGCAAGGACGGTGAGCCGGACACCATCCTCAAGACCGTGGCTCTGGACGCCGGGCTGGCAGTCCGGGCGATGGAACTCAGCAGTAAATTGCAGCGCCTGTCTGCTGAGATGGAGACCGATCACACGCTGACGGATACCGTCCAGGCTGAGACCGTAGACGACATCCGCAAACGACGCTGGGAGCAAATCGCCGACGCCCTGGGCGCAGCGCTGGCAACGGAGGCCGACGGGGGAGCCGATGCGTGAGCAATCCGTTATCACCGACGCTGGCCTTCCTCGTTGAGTACCTCGACCTCCCGGCGGCGACCGGTCTACCGGACGCCAGATGGGAGACGTTCCAGCTACGGCACCTTAACAACACATCGCTGTTGGCGATCACCAACAAATCCAGACAGGTTGGCTGGTCGTGGCTGGCGGCATCCGAGGCAGTTGGCGTTGGCTGCGTCGTGCCGCGGACGACCAGCATTTTCGTCTCGATCAACCAGGATGAGGCCGGCGAGAAAATTCGGTATGCGAAGAGCGTCATTGAGGCGCTCGACCCAGACGTGCGCCCGAAGCTGGTGATCGACAACCGGCTGGAGCTTGAGTTCGCCAACGGCAGCCGGCTGATCTCGCATCCCTGCCGGCCAGTACGCGGCAAAGCCCGCGCCAGGGTCTACCTGGATGAGTTCGCTCACTACGCCAACGACCGGCAAATCTACCAGAGCGCCGTACCAGTCATCAGCAAGGGCGGCTGCATCCGTATCGGTTCCAGCCCGCTGGGGGCGGGGGGAATGTTCTGGGAAATCTACAGCCAGCAGATCAAACCCTACCCCGGCTACATCCGGGACGCAATAACCTGGTGGGCCGTTCTGGCGCTGTGCACCGACGTGCGCCAGGCCAGCCAGCAGGCGCCGGGGATGACCACCGAGGAGCGAGTGCACCGCTTCGGGTCGCCGAGGCTGGCGGAAATCTACGACAACATGCCGTTGGACGATTTTCAGCAGGAGTACGAGTGCGCCTGGGTGGACGAGTCCACGGCCTGGATCGATTGGGATTTGCTCCGGCGCAATCAGGCGCTAAGCCAGGAAGGCAACCTGTTCTACCTGCGAGCCAGGACGCCAGACGCTGCGATGCAGGCCGTTGACGACCTGGCGGCGGCGATCCGTGACGGTCGCTGTGAGCCGGTGCTGGTGGGAGGTGGTGACATCGGTCGCCGACACGATACCACAGACATTGTGCTGCTGGGAAAATCAACGACCGGCCAGCTACCGTATCGTTTGGGGATTACCCTCGACCGCCAGGAGTTCGACGTGCAGGCGGCGGTGCTGGACAAAATTATGTCAACGCTGCCGATCGCGCAAATGCTGATCGACCAGAACGGCATCGGCATGCAACTGGTCGAGTCGGCTGTGCGCCGGTGGGGGTTCCGGGTTCAGCCGGCAGAGTTCACCAACCCGAACAAGGAGCTCTGGGCGGTGGAGGCCAAAGTCCGCTTCCAGCGCGGCGAGGTTCCGATCCCGACCGACCGGGACTTTGTGTACCAGGTGCACAGCATTAAGAAAAAAGTTACCGCGGCCAAAAACGCTGTCTTTGACTGCGACGCATCCGAAAAACACCACGCAGACCAGTTCTGGGCGTACGCCCTGGCGGTTTGGGCGGCCAAACCGGCGACGGCGGCAGATGAATGGCTGGCGGCGATCCAGCAGCGGCAGCAGAAACCACAACAACAGCAGAGGAGATTAAACAGATGATCGACACACAGATCGTAGAGGGCATAACCAGGGCGTTCCGGGAGGCCGGGCTTTCCGCCGGCGACCCGGTGCGGAGCCTGGCCTGCAACGCGGCAGATGCAGCCCGTGTCCGGGAGGTTCTTGGCCTGGCCGGCAGCGACATTCCGCTGTTCGCCTTTGACGGCGTGATGCCTGGGTTCGTGGTGCTGCACCATGCCAGCGGACAGGTGACAGTCGGGCAACTGTACCCGGTGCACATGCCGAACCGCCACCAGCGGCGTGCAAATGCAGCGCGGCAGCGGCGGACGGTGCACAGATGAGTACGCTGCAAACCATTGTAGAGGGATACTATAGCCAGCCCGGCAGGTCATGCCCGAATCTGACTGAGACCGAGAACGCAATCCGCCAGGCGGCGGAGGAGCTCTGCCCAGGCAATGTGTCTGGTCTGATGCTGGCGCTGGTGGTGTACTGCGCTTATCACGGCATCGACCCCGTGGGGGTCATGCTGGATCAGATGCGCGCAGCAGGATACGAGCCGCCTGTAACGGTCATCCCGCACGTATAGGATTAGCTGACTAATGCCAGAGAAACTGCCAGACGAACTTGCGGCGCGCCTCGCGTGCCTGATGGAACCGTACCAGTGGTATGAGTTCCTGCGCGTGTGCGAAGCCAGCCGCGACCTGGGGAACGGGTACGCCGAGGTGACCGCGATATTTCGGCCTGGAGCGGTTGACATCCGATCCCAGATCACGGTCAAGCCCCGGCCAGACCAGTCCGGGATGTTGCGCCGCGGGTGACGGCATTATATACTCTGGCCGGATAAATTATTTTTTAAATGGACAGCGTGGACAGCGCGGATAGACGGCAAGGGCCCACAGGCGGAGAGTAGGGAGCAGGCCCCGGCGCGGTGGAAGGCCGCACCTCTGGCGAGGTTTAAAGCCGGGTTCATCTCCTTTCCCGGCCAAGCAAAACGGTGAGTCGGTATATCCGGCCACCGTTTTTGCGTTGCCCGGCGGCTACCCGCACGCTATACTCATCTCAGCTTGTCGGTGGCGTTGATCCCGGAGCGGCGTGTATGCGCCGTTCCGGTTTTTGTTTGTGTAGGAGGTTCGCTGTGAAAAAGTTTTTCTGTGTACTGTTGCTCGTGGGGCTTATGCTTGCATTCATGGCCCCGGTCGCGTCCGTCCCCGCCGTCTATGCCCAGGCTGACCAGCCGGCAGCCGGCGATCCGGCGGCGGAAGAGCCGTTGCCGCTGGACGGCTACCTGGCGCAGTTCTTCGGGCTGGCCGGCGTCGGCGGCCTGGTGGCGCTGGCCGTAAACGTCGGCAAATCTGCCGGCTGGATCAAGGACGGTCAGGCGCCGACTTACAAAACCATTATCAACCTGGTGCTGTTCGTCGCCTTCGTCGTCTTGCGCATTTTTAAACCCGACGTGGACATGGCCGGGCTGGACGGCAATGCGGCTACGCTAGCGGAAATCGGGATGCTGGCGCTCGGGTTTGTCGTCCAAAACTTCGGCAGCCTGGCGGGGCACAAGAGTGTGCGTGGCGCGGCGCTGATCGGAAAATCATACAGCGCCCAGGGCTAACATGTTGGCAGACAGCATGACGCTCCTGTGCGTCGTGCTCGCTGTCGTATCGTTCGTGGTCAACTCTATGTATTGCCTGCGGCGGCGGTGGCGAGCGCGCTCCATGTTACACGCGCTGATGGCGGCGGCCTCGCTGTTCGCCGCCGCGGCGCTTACCGTGTACGGTTTGCGGATTGCGAGCATGCAGGACGCGGCCGGTTATTTGTTGTTGTTGGCGATGGCTTTTTTATTGGCCGTGGCGATGGCTGATGGGATAGTCGATCTATGACCACCATGTACATAGTGCAGATGATCGTGACGCTTTTGACCGGGATCGCCGGCCTGTCCGGTCTGGTGGTGGCGCTGATCGAGCGTCGAAAAAAACACGCCGAGGCCAGGGAGATCGAGCAGCGGATAGAGACCGACTACGCTGCCCGCATCTCTGACACGGCGATGGCGCTGATCGAACCGTTGCGGCGGCAGATCGAGAGCCAGTCAGCGCAGATCGCTGCGCTGGAGGAGCGCCTGGAGAAAGCGGACGGGAAGATCGCCCGCATCGAACGACAGCTTGAGCGCTCGATGCGCCGGATCAGCTACCTCATGGGGGGGATAGACGCCCTCCTGCGGCAAATCAACAGTCTCCAGGCCGTCCCGGTGTGGACGCCGGACGCCTGGAGCTTGGAGGATGGACAAGATGGGCATTCGTGACGCGTTTTCCGGTTTCTGGTCGGGGTTGACCCGCCACGCCGTCCCTGTGGTGGATGCAAAAAATCAACCGCCAACCCAGGCGAGCATCCCGCGATCATGGTCAAACGCCTGGATGGGTCCCGGCCAGCCGATGGCCGGCATGGTCACCACCGATAACGCCCGCGCGTACGGGGCGAGCAAGGAGCCGCGAACGTTCGAATACACCCCGAACGTCAACGCAACCATCAGCCCGCGCTCTGCGTACGGGCTGCTCCCGTTCTCCGAGCTCCAGACCCTGGCAGAGACCGTGCCAGACGTGGCGATGTGCATCCGCATCCTGACCGAAGAACTCAAGGCGTTTACCCCGCGCATCCTCGACCCGGATGGGGTAGAGTGCAAAGACCCTGCACTCAAATGGATGACGACCCGGCCAGACGGTTTCAACCCCTGGCCGGTGTGGCTGTCACGCTTCCTGTACAACACGCTGGCGTATGACGCCGGCGCGCTGTACCGACCGCGTGTCGGCAACAAGATCACCGCCCTAAGGGTGATCGACGGCAGCACCCTGTTTGCGCTGATCGACGAACGCGGCGAGCAGCCGGCCCCGCCCGCCCCGGCGTTCATGCAGGTCATCTACGGCGTGCCGCGCAACTATTTCAACACATACCAAATCTGGTATCGCCCGCGCCACTTGCGCGCCGATGCGCCCTACGGTCGCACTGCCATCGAGGATGCCCTGGAGGCCGTGTACCTGCTGCGTAACCTGTGGAGCTACGAGCAGTCCTGGTACACCGAGGGTTCTACGCCAGAACAGGTTCTCACTGCGCCGGAGGCCTGGACACCTGAGCAAATCCTGGCCTTCGAGGAGGGCTTCAACGCCAAAATGGCCGGCAACACCGAGGAGCGCGCCGGGCGCATCCGCTTCCTGCCCGGCGGCACGCAGTCGCTGGCTTTGAAAGACGCTGGCTGGCGTCAGGATGTGTATGACGCTGGCGCAAACACGGTGCGCATGGCGTTCGGCATCCCGCGCACCGAGTTCGGCGAGAGCCCAGGCAGCGGTCTGGGTGGGTCTGGCTTTTTAGAGGCGATGCAGAACAACTTCTACCGCATGGGGATTGCTCCCCTTCGGGCCTATATTGAGTCGCCGTTCAACGATGCGCTGGATGAAAACGGGTACCGCGGGTACACGATGGAGCTCGCCTTCCCGCGCGAGAGCATTGACCCGCAAAAAGAGGAGGAGCGCGCTATCAACCGCTTCACCCAGGGCCTCATCACCCGCAACGAGGCCCGGCAGATGGTCGGGCTGGACGAAATCCCCGGCCCTGCCGGCGAGTACCTGGTGGATGTCGGCCCCGGCCAGCCGGTGACCGATGATGCAATCCCTGTCAGTCCGCGCATTGGGGCTGGGCCAGGACTGGCGAGCGGCAGCATCCCGGTGACGGACAAAATCATGGTGCGCAGCGGCGGCCCGACTATTCCTGTCGCCGGTGGGAAAATACCGGTCGGCGGCGGTGATGACGGCACGGTCACGATCTCGCAGCCCATCCAGGTGCGCAAGGTCGCCGGCGTGGACGTGGAAGACGATGCCTACTTCGGCCTACCGGTCACCGTGTCGGGCAACACGGCGACCATCTCCGGCGGCAAAATGCCGGACAGGCAGGCGATCTACCTGCCGGGGGAGGGAGCGGCAGCGGAGGCGGTCTATCTGATCGACCGCCAAATTGCGCCGGACGATCAGCGCTACCTGGTGCCGGTGGCCTGGAGACAGGGAGACGGCCTGGTGATGATGCCTATTGACGCCAGGGTATCCTCGACGCTGGACTACACCCCGGCTATGAGCGAGCAGGCGGCAGTTCTGGACTACATTGCCGGCATCGAGCGCCAGACATGGTATACGCACCCGACTGACCCCGGTCGTCCGGTACTGGACTACGGCGTGGGTAGATTCTCAAACCCAAAATCGCCGTTCATCCACCAATGGAGCGGCAAAGACCTGTCCGCAGACATGCGCCAGAGCCTGGACGCGTTGGTAGGCGATAGCGTGTTATGGCAGGACGTGGCGGAGTGCGTTGGCGAGGACGCAGCGCAGGCAGCGCGCCGCCGCGCCGTGGAGTTGCAGACAACCGGCAGGATGGTCTGATGGCCCGGCGGTTGTCGACCCGGCAACGTCGCCTGATGGCGGCCAGGGCGCAGATCGAGGCAGACCTGGCCGTCGCCGTGTACCAGGAGATGGTCGTCCTGTGGCGGAGTCTGTACCCGTCTCTGCGCCGGCTGGCCGAGCAGCGCCCGGATATGACGCTCGGGAAACGCCGGCTGCGCAAGGCTACGTTTGCCGGCGCCGGGCTGTGGGAGCAGTTCCAGCAGCGGCTGGAGCAGCGCCTGACGGCTGCCATTGATAACGGCACAGCCAGCCTCAACGACATCCACAATGCATGGCACCAGTACCATAACGACGGCATGTACAGCGAGGTCGTGATCGAGCCCGGCGAACTTGTGACCACTCACCGGGCAGAGATCGGGGCCAGGATCAAAAATATCGCCGATCAGACCCGCCGCTCTGTTGGCCGGGCTGTGGCGGAGTGGTACAACCAGCCAGGCGAGACGCTGGACGACCTGGTCACTACGCTGCAAGCCAACTTCGGCGAGTCTCGGGCGGCAGGGATTGCATCAACCGAGACCACATGGCTCAACAGCGCCGTGGTGCGCACACGCATGGAGAAACTCGGTATTGACCGGTGGGTGTGGAGCACCCGCCGGGATGAGATCGTGTGCCGGTCATGCCGTGAGCGCAATGGCCGTGTATACCACCGTGACGATCCAATGCCGCCGGAGGCGAGCCACCCACGCTGTCGCTGCTCGCCTGTCGAGGTGGTTGACATGCAGTCTCTGGCGGGCATCCAGCCGAAGCCGGCCTCGGCTCCACCGATGCACCTGACTGCTGCGCCAGAGGAGCAGACGCCGCCGTTCCTGACCGAGGAGGATAACGCCGCCATCGCGGCGATCTTCAACGCGCCGGACGATGAACCATTGCCGGAAACCGTTCCCCAGCCGCCATCGCCCCCACCGCCGAAAGCCATTGGCGTTAAACAGTACGTGGAGATCAAGGGCAAGGCCATTACCGGGCAGCCAGTCACAATGGAGGAGTTGGACGCCGCCGAGGTGTTTTCTCAAAAAACCTGGAAAAAAGGGCAGCCGTGGATTTCAACGGCGAAGGATATTCTCAACCAGCCGCCGCTGCCGCCGCTCACTGTCGGCCAGTACGTGGCGTTGAGCCAAAAAGCGGTCACCGCACACCTGACGCCGCAGGAAATGGATGCCGTTGAGTCGTTCGCCCTGAAAACCTGGGGCAAGCCGCCGGCGTGGCTGGCCGGGCATAAGGTAGGTGAGCTAAAGCCGCCGACGCCTGCAAAGGTCAAGGTCAAAAAGCCGGTAGACCTGTCTGCGCCCGTGGTGATCGCCCCGGAGCCTCCACCGCCCGCGCCGAAGCCGGCATGGCAGACCGCCAGCGGCGGACTGTCGCACGATGCGCTGCGTCAGGTGGATGTACATTCAGCAGAACCAACATGGAAACTCAAGGTTCCGCCGTACAAGGCGCGCTATGGCGCTGTCCTGATTGACGACGCCGGCAACGTGCTCCTGCGGGAGCCCAAAGGCCACTACGACGGGTACGCCTGGACGTTTGCAAAGGGCGGCCCGGACTACGACGGCGAGCATCCGGTCGACGTTGTGGAGCGCGAGGTGCGCGAGGAGACCGGCTACGAGATTGAGATCGTCGGCATTGTGCCTGGCGGGTTCTCCAGCGGCAACAGCACCAGCTATTTTTTCCTGGCGCGCGCAAAATCGCACAACCCCGGTGCGATGGACAGCGAGACAACCAGCACGGCATGGGTCACGCCAGAGCAGGCGCAGTCCATGATCGGCCAGAGCACGAATGACGCTGGCCGGCAGCGTGACCTGGCTATCCTGCATGCGGCGGTTAACGAGGACACCCGCGTCAAAGCCGGCACGGCGGACTACTCGCATGTGTTCGCCGGCATCACTCCACCGGAGCCGCCAAAGCCTGTACGGGCTTCCAAGCCAATCCAACAGCGCAACCTGTTTGTCCAGCAGACCGGCTTCCCGACCAGCGTGCAGGGCCTCCAGGTGGTCCAAAAACTCGGCGGATCGACCGGGGCGTCGCTGGTGCACGACCCGGAGACCGGAGCCCGATTCGTGATGAAACGCGGCAACAACGCCGGGCACATCCTGGAGGAGGCGTACACCGACGCCGTGTACCAGGCAGCCGGCGCGCCGGTGCCGGCGTTCCAGCTTTACGAGACCCCATCTGGGCCCGTAAAGCTATCGGCTTACTTACCTAACGCCAGAGCGCTGGCGGATGCAGGCCCGGAGGAGCGGGCGAAGGCCCACAAGAAACTGCAAGAGCATTTTGCCGTGGATGCACTGGTGGGCAACTGGGATGTGATCGGCATGAACGCTGACAACATCCTGGTAGATGATGCCGGCAACGTGCTGCGCATCGACAACGGCGGCGGTCTGCGCACCCGTGCCCAGGGCGCTCCGAAGGGAGAGGCGTGGAACGAGCACCCGACGGAAATCTGGACGATGCGCGGCGCGGCGAGGGAGAAAACAGACCCGGAGATCGCCGGGGCGAACGGTCAGGCTGTCAATGTGTTTGGCGACATGAGCTACCGCGAGATTGGCCGGCAGATGCGGGAACTCGCCAAAAAGCGCGACGCCATCCTGGCCGCTGTGCCGGATGATGTGCGGGAGGTGCTCAGCAAACGGTTGGATACGATGGAGCATCTCGGCCTGACCCAGGAGCGCATGGACGAATCGAAATGGCAAGAGGCATACCAGGATCGCTTCGGGCGCAGTGTGGTGGAGATGCGCCGCGGCGGCATCACGAAACGGGCGCCGCTTAAGATGACCACGAAGAAAACTTACGGGAAATGGGATGTGACTGTTCGCGATGAAAACGGGAAACCGTTTGACAGTTTGCGTGGCAGTGGGTCGTTAGTAGGGTCTGTTTACACCATGATAGATTCCGCCGGCGGAAATAGCCAGATTATTCGCGACTGGCTGAGCGGCCAGGCTGGCGATAGCTGGAATGATGCTGTGTGGCCCGTGAAGTGGTGGGTGTCGGAGCGGCGCGGCAGCCATGATGACTACTGGTGGGGGGAGGGCAGGATATTTGACAGTCGTTCCGAGGGTATAGACCGGTGCCGCAAACAGTACGAGGCTGCTTGTTCTCATTACGGCGGTGAGGAGGTCTTCGAGCGAACCATGCGCATGTACCAGGCTTACACTTACGAGTACCTATCCAAAGCCGACTACCGCAACAAAAACGCCGACGGTACCGTACGCCTGATCCGCACCGAGAGCCAGAAACTCGTCCAGAGCATCGACAAAGCTAAGCAAGGTGATACCAGCGTAAAAACACGGCGCGGTGGATGCGAATCGACATCCATCCTAAACCCGTTCTCCTACAAAGGCAGTGAGATCGTCCTGCAGAACATTCGCATCTGCGACATTCTGGCAACATATTGGACATCCAGGGGCGCGGGGTCTACCAGCGGCGCTTTGGCTGGTGACCACGAAAACGAGTTCGTAGCTATTCTTGGTCGCACGCCATATAATTACATTGGTGATGATTTCCAGGAATGATGGAGGCGGTGTGATGATTATCAAGGATGTGCGACAGTCGACCAGATATGATGGTTGTCTGGTCGGCGAGATCGACGGGAAGAAAGTTTTTATCCCCGCCATGCAAAAACCATACTTCCTCTCGGCTGGCTGTGTCCATGTTATCATGGCCGTGTACGATGGCTGGCCGTACGGATTTGACCCGTTCTCGCCAAAACAGATCGAGGTCGAGCCAGGTGTCAGCATGGAATTCGGGCGGCTTGCCCGCAGCCGGAAACTGGTAGACCTGTGCCGCCAGGTGGTGAGGGCCATTGAGGCGGACTACGAGGGCTTTGAGGAGGGCAAGCTCCTGGCTGAGGAGGTCGAAATCGAGGAGTAGCACGTTGCGTGCGGGTAGGCCGCACGCTATACTCATCTCAGCTTGTCGGTGGCGTTGATCCCGGAGTGCAGAAATGCATTCCGGGATTTTTTGTTTTCCGCAGGAGGCGGCCATGAACGAAACCATTTGTGCAGCGCTGATCGCTCAGTTCAACCACGAGCGAGAAAACGCAGCGTTATACAGCAAGGTCTCTGATGATCTTGATCTGGAGGTCTGGCCGGGATTCGCTCACTGGTTCGCCCGCCAGGCTGCCGAGGAGGCGGATCACGCCCGCCGCATTGCCGGCTACCTGATTGACCGCGGGTGCCGGGTGGTGTACGCACCGTTGCCGGCACCGGATTGGCAGCCAGCTACCGGCGTACCGCTCCCGCTGCCGGCGGTCGAGGCGGGTCTGGCACGCGAGCGCCTGACCACCAGCCAGATCAACCAGGTGTATTACCTGGCGCAACAACTGGAAGACCCGGCCACCGCTGAGTTCCTGCTCTGGTTTGTGCGGGAGCAGATCGAGGAGGAGCGCCTGTTCGCCGATGCAGCCCAGGAGACCCGGCGCGCCGACATCGCCGGGCTGATGCTCCTGGACAAAGAAAAGAATATGCCAAATAGGAGGTGATCCATGCGATACCAGGCACGGCAAACGGACACGGGGCGCTGGGTGGTGTATGACACCGAGAGCGAGCGGCAAATGGATGGCTTTCACGCCTCCCCGGACGCCGCCGTCGCCCAGGCCCGCGGGCTGGAGGCCGAACTGCGCAAAGAGGCGCCGTCCGCTGATGACGGCGGCCCGAAGAATATCTTTATCCCGCTGGCGAAGGTGGACGAAGCTCGCCACGAAGTGTGGGGCTACGCCACCCTGGAAGAACCGGACGAAGGCGACGAAATCATGGACTACGATTCGTCGAAGCCGCTCTTCCTCAAGTGGAGCCAGGACGTAGCGTCCCGCTCGGGCGGCAAGTCCCTGGGAAACGTGCGCGGGCAGCACCGCGATGACGTTGCTGCCGGCAGGCTGATCGCCTTCACCCCAGACGACGACCGCAAGGGCTTCTGGGTCGGCGCCCATGTCGTGGACGCCGCCGAGTGGAAAAAGGTCGAGACGGGTGTATACACCGGCTTCTCGGTTGGCGGGCGGTATGCCCGGCGGTGGCCGGACACGCGTATGAACAAAATGCGCTACACGGCCCGCCCGCTGGAGATCAGCCTCGTGGACGCCCCGTGCGTACGCAGCGCCACCTTCCAGTACGTCAAGGCCGACGGCTTGACCGAAGACCGTCCGTTTGTGCAGCCGGCGCTGGACGAAGCCCTGCAAAAGGCCGACGTTCCTGCTAGCCCGCAACCGGTCGGAACAGCGGCAGACGTGCCCGGCGTGGACGGCATCGACAGGATGCCGAACCAGGATGTGCCCATGCAGGTCTCGCCCGACAACCTGCCAGACGGCGAAACGCTGGCCGGCAGACACACCGGCGTCGAGGACATGCAGGCCCAGGCTGCCGAAATCATCCAGGCCACCAGCGCTGCGCCGGAGCCTGTCACCAAAAATGTCAAGGTGCGGCGCAGGATGCTCAAGGTAACACCGCCCCGCATGGTCAAAGTCAACAAAACCAGCGCTGTGTAGCGTTGGTTAACTAACCCTATAGCTGCTCCGCAGGAGATTAAGAAATGCCTACCCCCACCGTACCCGTGAAGAAGAAACTGGTTAAGTCCGAAGACCTGGCTGGCTTGCAGGCCCTCGGCAACCAGGTTCAGGCTCAGGCCGAGGCTGGAGAGATCGACGCCAGCCTGATCGAAAAACTGACCAGCGCCATCAATATTGCCGTCGACCAGGCCGGCGACCCCGTGAACGAGCGCGCCGACGAACTGGCCGGCGACGCCGGCGCCCAGGCTGCGCCCCCCGCCCCGACCCCCGCTCCCGCCGCGCCGGAAGCGCCGGATGACGACGACCTCAATAAGCGCTCCCCGCTGGCCGCCGCGCCCCCGCCCGTGTTCTACGTGCAGGGTGGCTACGAAGACGACATGCGCGCAAAATTGCCGGACTTTATCAAGGCCCTGGATTCGGGCAGCGTGCGCGCCGCGCAGCGCATCTCCGGCACCAACCAGCAGGTTTTCGATGTCATGTTTAACATGGCGTGCAAGGCCCTGCTGACCGAGGGCGGATTTGTCTACAAAAATATCCGCGCCCTCAATGCCGCCGCTCCGACTATCGATGATGTGCTCAACAAATCCATCACTGCCGGCAACTACCCTGGCGTCTACCTGATGCGGCTCGCAAAGTTGATGATGCCGCTGTATGCCGGTCTGCGCCGGCGCATCTCCGTGCAGACCCCGACGGTGGGGAGCGACCAGGCCCAGTGGAAGACCCAGATCGGCTTCCAGAACCTGAGCCGCGCCGCGGCGATGGTTGTGGCCGAGGCGGGGATCGGCCAGACGATGAACGAGACCCCGATCTCGTTCGCCACCGCGTTCCGCGATATCACCTTGAACGACGGGGTGACCCTCAAGTCTACGGCTGCCAGCCGGGGCTTTGACGACCCGTTGCAGATCGCTGTGATCCGCACCATGACCGCTCTGCTGGAGCTAGAGGAGCGCAAGCTGATCGGCGACAACTACGCCGCCATCAGCAAGCCCGCCTCCTGCACCGCCACCGGCACCGGTACCGGGTCGATTGGCAACTCAACCGACAAATTCATCGTGTCGGCGTTGACTTACCGCGGTTGGCTGGCCGGTTCTACCGGCGGAGCGAGTGCGGTTGGTGAGACCGATGGCACGCTGTCGGATGCGGTTGACCTGTCCGGCAAGGCCGGCGTGACCGTTGCCTGGCCGGCGGTTAAGGGCGCCGTCGCCTACAACCTGTTCTACAACCCGGCATCGCACGCAACCAACAAGTATTACATCGGCACCTACACTGCCAACAGTGTGGCGCTGACCAGCCTGCCGTCCAGCGGCAACGCCCCGTCCGCCTCAAACGTCAGCGCCAACAGCTACGGCTGGGAAGGCCTGATCTCCTGGGGCGCGCTCTCGACCATCTACGGTAATGCCATTCCCGGCAAGGTGGCGATGGTTGACAACGCCGGCGCGGCGCTGACCACCGGGTCGTCGGGTGTCACCCAGATCGACAGTGTGCTTGCAAACCTGTGGACGCAGTGGCAGATCGCCCCGACGCTGATGGTTATGTCGGCTAACACCGTCGGGCATTTAACCGACAAAATCCTGGCGCTGAACTCGGGTGCGATGTACCGCATCGAGGTCAGTCAGGAGCGCGGCACCATGCAGGGTGGGGCGTTTGTGACGGGATATGTAAACAAGTTTGCTCCCTACTCTGACGGAACGCCGCGCTACATCGACGTCATGCCCCATCCGTACTTCCCGGACGGCATGATCCAGTTTCTCTGTGAAACCATTCCCTACCCGACCAGCCGGGAGGCCCGTGGCTTCGCGCTGGACACCCTGATCCCGTACACTTACTTCCCGTTGGCGTCGGTCGACCTGAGCTACCCGTTCGCCATGACGGTGAGCGAAGTGCCTGAGTGCTTCCACCCGGCGGCCCAGGTTGTCCTGGCTGGCATCAAGGTGAGCTGATGACCGTACCGCACATCACGGACGAAGGCTTTGACGAACTGCAACGTGGCCTGCAACGGGCGTCCCGCCTGGCGCTGCCGCTTGCGGAGCGTGCCATCGGCGTTGCGCTGACGGCGCTGGAGTCCGTGATGGCGCCTTATCCGCCGCAGCCAGACCGGGATCGGGCGAACCAGGACGGGGAAAAGCCCTCGCCGTACAACACCTACGTGCGCGGCATCGGGCATTTCCCCCGCTCTGCCTTCCGGCAGGTGGAGGGTGTGTGGCAGCGGAAAAAGACCGGCGCGTACAAGCCCGGCCCGAAGGGCGGGAAGGTGCGCCGCACCAGCCAGCAGCTTGACAAACGTTGGCGTATCCGGGTAGTCCGCGAGGGTCAGGCGGTGGTTGGGACGCTGGAGAACACCGCATCCTATTCCGGCTATGTCCTCGGGCACAAAGCCGGCGTGGAATCCAACGATGGCACGCCGGCCCAGGCGCCGTTCCACGCCGAAACGGGTTGGCCGAACGTCGATGATTCGCTGGCACACGTCCAGCCGATCATCGACCAGGCGTTCGAGACGGTCATCAACACGTTTGTGACGCAGTTGGCGGGAGGGTGATGTGGAGTACACGACCTTAACCCGGGTTAAATCCGAAATGAAAGTGGCGTCGGCGGTAACGGTCGAGGATGCATTGCTATCCACGCTCATTACCGCGGCGAGCCGGGCTATCGACCGCTGGTGCACCGGCGTTCCAGACAACGAGGCGGTGGACTATCTCAAATCCGAGACCAAAACGGATGAGATACTGCCCGGTCAGATGAGCAACCACGGTGTTGTGCTCGTATACCCGCACAAACCGGTCGTCGCTGCCGTTTCTGCGTTCGCCTACCGGCAAAAACCGGTAGATGAGTGGGTGACGGTGGATGCCGCCCGCACCTGGGCCAACGGCCCGCTGGTCGAGGCGTACCCGTCGCCGGCGCTGTTTCTGTCCTCACGCTGCCAGGTGCGCATTACCTACACCGGCGGTCTGGCGAGCGATGTCGCTGCGCTGCCGGCAGACCTGGTGGAGGCGGCAACGCTGCTCTCGATCCGCTACTACAAGGAGGCCGAATCGGGGCTCAACGACGCCGTGGGCATCGCCGAATTGGCAACGATGATCTACACCAAAGCGTGGCCGGTGAGAGTGCTTGAGCAACTGCAACCGTTCCGGCGCACGGTCGGCTGGAGGCACATTGCATGAGCGCTACCGACTTCACCGTTGAGAACCTATCGGCCTTCCTGGCGACCGTGGAGGCCGAGATCGCCGGCGTCAACCGGGCCTACGCCGCGCCACCGGAAACGGTCAGCGGCAACGGCGTGGTGTTCGTCAACCTGCCCGGCCCGGCTACGCTGGTGCCAGAGGGGTCTGACGATCTGGCGACGGAGGTGTACGAGACGCGCCAGTTCTACTGCAACCTGTTGGTTGCGCCAACCGGCACCGGCCTGTCGGGTGAGATCATCGCCCGCACCATGCCGTTCTTCTCCGCAGTCCGGGATAAGTTCCTGTCCCTGTCTGCGTCCGGCCGCTCCGGCCAGGTGAATATCCTCGGACTGGTGTATATGGGAGACTCCGGCATCCTCCAGAACATGGAGTACGGCGGCATCCAGTACACCGGCATCCGGTTCACCGTCGCCGTGACCGGGAGGGTGAGGGCCAGCTATGACGACTATTAAACCAAAATCAGATCCACTGACCGGCGTCTGCCCGATCTGCGGCAAAACCGGCCTGTTTACCCCGCACCCGGAAAAACCGGGGCGCATCGTATTAATCTGTGACTGCAACCCGGCGGGCCCGGTGATCGAGACCGACGCGCCGAAACAGCATCAGGAGGTATAGCATGACTGCTCCAACTGGCGTTTCCTCTGGCGTTGGGTTTCGCAACGCCGTTCTGTTCGAGCTTGACTCCAGCGGCTACCCGAAGGCCACCTCGACCACGGCCTACGAGGGTAAGCGAATCTCGGGTGAAAAGACCTGCACCATCAACGACCCGGATCCCCGGCGCATCTCGCACATCGGCGACGATAGCCTGGTGTCCATCGATATGCTGCCGCCGACCGAGGCCATCTCGGGCGAGATGCATACCAGCAAGGCAAACGGCATCATCGACGCCGTGATCTCCGGCCAAAAACTATTCACTGTTGGCGAAGCGTCCCTGTTTGGCGTCGGGACGGATAAGCGCGGCTTCGAGCCACAGGTGGCCGTCCTGGCCTACCGCCAGGCGCAGGACACTGACCCAGACTCGCCGACCTTTGGCCTGCGCGCCTGGGATTTCCGCATCATGCCGAAGGTCGTACTTTACGCACGAGAGAACGGCTTTGCCGACAGCCCGGAAGATCGCATCTATTCCCTGGTGCCGATGTTCTGCACCGCGCACCTGTGGGGGACGGTGTTCAGCGAGGCGACCGAGGGCTTTGCCCGCTGCCAGATGCTGCGGGGTCTGTCCTGGTACAAGCCAAAAATCGTCGCCTGGAAGGGCGATAACGCTACCGTAGAGTTTCTCTTCCCGACTGCTGCGCCGGCGGTGTCGGTAAGCAAGGTCGCTGTGTGGAAAAACGGCGTGGCTGTCACCCCGACGGTGGCCGTCAACAAACTCACGTTCTCGACCGCCCCGGCCACCGGGGACATGATCGTCGCCTACTACGAGGTGGCATGATGTCCATGCTGATCGACTCGTTGGCGCGGATCAAGAACACCCTGCTGGGCACCCCGGCGACGGCCAGCGACCAGGCGCAACTCACCGTCAGTCTGGCGGCAATCGCCGAAAATCTACAGGCTACCAGTGACCACCCCGGCGTGGTGGAGCTTGCCACCTCCACCGAAACCCAGGCCGGCTCGGACGCGGTGCGTGCCGTCACGCCCGCCGGCCTGGCAGCCCGCACCGCCACCACCACCCGCACCGGCGTGGTGGAACTGGCGACCGACACCGAGGCGAAAGCGCTGGCCGATACCGGACGTGCGGTGACGCCCGGCAACCTGGGGGCCGTCCTGGCTGCCCTGGGCGACGTGACGTTCCAGGCCAGCAAAGGGCCGCTGCTGATCTCCCCGGATGCCAGCGTCTGGCGGCTGAAAGTGGCGGATGACGGCACCGTATCAGCGGAGGAGGTGACGCCGTGAACAGCGCCGTGATTGAATATACCGAAAACGGCCAGACGATCAGCCTGACCGTGGTGCGCGCCACCGGGAAAATCGGCATGGCTCGCAGCATCATGACGTTTAAGGCTTACGAGGCCAACAAGAACGAGCCGGATGAGGCGCTGCGAGTGCTGCGCTCATCCATGTACCCGTCTCTGATTGCGCCGGTGATTGCCAGCAGCGGCCAGATCACGGTTTACGACCCGGCGGCGGAAGGCGGCGAGCGAGTTGTCGACATCGGCAAATGGCCGATCTCGTTTGAGGATTTCGCCAGCCTGCCAGATGGTCTTCTGGTGGAGTGGGAGGCGCAGGTCTACCGGCTCAACCCACACTGGAACCCGGCTGGTGAGCCGGCGGAGGATGCCGAAAAAAAAGCATCGAGCTAACCCGGCGCATCGTCCGTTTCCAGCGCCAGGATGATGATGACCGGGAGGAGGAGCCGGCAGTGAGGTTGTCCGGCACCTGGGCTGACCTGGAGGAAGCCTGGGGAGTGTACATCCAGATGGAGGCCACCGGCTGGCAGTTCCTGCCGTGCGCCGGCGGCCTTTTGGATCAGCCGGAACTCCTGTGGACAAATGTCACCCGCATCGCCACGCGGGCTAACCAGCTAAAAAAGGACAGGGCACCAGATGCTACCCAGCACTAACGACTCTGGAAAAACGCTGAGGGTCAACATCCGATTCGACACCGACACCACCGGCGCGCAGAAAGCCGCCGATGCGGTAAAGCGCGTCCGCCAGGAGACCCGCGACACCGGCGCAGCGGCGCGGCAGTCGCGGGGCAGCATGGAGCAGATGAACCAGGCCGTCAACAAACTCGGCCAGGTAGGCGCGGCGATGTCGGTGGCGAGCACGGCGGCGCTCGCCGGAATGATGAAGACTGCTCAGTTTTACGTGCAGCAGGTCGGCACCGGCGAGCAGGCCAGCCGGCGCTGGCTGGGAGCGTCGAAGGCGTTGGAGGAAGCGCAACTGCGCGTCGGGCGGGCGGTGGCAAAGGAAGCTGTCCCGTACATGGAGAAGGCCGCCGACATCGCTGAGAAAATCGCAGACTACGCCGAGAAAAACCCGGATGCGATCAAGGCAGGTATGGGATTGGCAGGGTCGATCACGGTCATTGGCGGCCTATTGCTATCGGCGAAAGCCGTACTCAAAACTGCTGCCGATGTAATTGCTGCGGCGAAGGGCATCGGCGGCGCAATCGGCGGTCTTGGCAAAGCAGCGGGCGGGGCCGCTGCCGGCGCGGGCGGGGCTGCGGGAGCCGGGGGAGCGGCGGCGGGGGCAGGCGCTGCCGGGCTGACTGCTGCCGGCGTCGGGGCGTCCGTGTTCGGCGGCGTCCTGGCCGGCTTCGGCGGCAACGAGCTACTGGCGAACACGCAGTTCGGCAAGCAGATCGGCGTGCAGCCGCTCAACCGCTGGCTGACGGTCGGTGCGTATGGTTTGGGCAAGCTGTTCGGCGGGGATGAGACAGGGATGGCCTGGGCGAAAAAGATCGGCCTCATGACCGGGGCCATCGAGGGCCAGGGCAGCGGCGGTGGGAGCGGCGGCGGCCTGCTGGGCGGGCTGCTCAGCCCTGGGAAGCAGCGCGAGATTGATTTCAGCGGGCAGGAGCTTGGCGCGTACATGGCATATCAGCGCCAGGAGCAAACCGCCACCCGTTCGCATCGCATTGAGATGCTCAAAATGGAGCGGGATTACGATCGACAGGAGACGATGGATCAGGAGGATCATAGCCGGAGCAAATACCGGATGATCCGCGACTACAACATGCAGGATACCTACCAGGAGCAGGAGTACCGCAAGAGCCGCTCCAGGATCATTCGGGATTTCCAGGTACAAGAAAAATACGAGGAGCAGGAATACTACCGCTCCCGGCGGATCGCAGCCCGCGACCACAACCTGGAGTCCGAACGGGCCGAGGAAGATCATCAGCGGGCGATGTCTCGCATGCAGGAGGATCACGAATACCGCATGTGGGACATCCTGCGCAGCGGCGACGCCCTGGCCTACATGCGCGAGATGCGCCAGTACGAGACAGACCGCCGCCGGGCGGAGGAAGACTACACCGTCGAGCAGCGGCGGCGGGATGAAGACTACGCCAACCAAATGGCGGACATGGAAGAACAGTTCCAGATGCAGCGCTCGAAGCGCCTGGAAGAATATCAGCGCCAACTCAACGACCAGCAGCAGGACTATGAGATGCAGCGCAAGCAGCGCCGGCTGGAGTTCCAGCGCCAGTTGGAAGACGCCGAAACGGACTTCCAGGTGCGCCGCAAACGCGCAAAGGAACAGTACGACATCCAGGTGCAGGACGCCGAAACGGCGTACAACGAGCAGGCCACGCAGCGCCGGCAGGCGTTGCTCGACCAACTGCGCGACCTGCGCGGGTCGCTGGAACAGGAGCGCGTCCTGCGCAAGCAGTTCAACGACGCCATGCTCACGGATCTAAAATCGGCCATCAGCCAGGCGCAGGCCGGCACCAACCTGCTCGGCGGCGGCGTGATCGGCAAGCGGGATACCGGCGGCTACGTGTCTGCCGGCAAATGGCTGATGCACGACGACGAATACGTGCTAAATCCGTCCACCACGGCGGCGGCTGAGCGGATGACCGGCGGAAGCCTGACACAGGAGTCCGTCCTGGCTGCCCTGGCCGGCGCCGGCAGTACCAGGAAGGCGCCGGCCACGATCCAGTGGAACGACCACCGCTCGTTCGACAGCAGCGTCAGCCCGGAAGAGCGGGCGCTGATTCAGCAGGATACGCTTAACACACTGCGCGAGATCATAGACACACGGCTATAGCTTTATTTAACCAATCTGATAGGCGGCGACATGGCGAGTAATTTCAAAATTGGCACGACATTGCTGGGGATCGCATCGCTGGACGGTCTGACCGTGGCGGTGCCTGACCCACGGTCTACGTACGAGCCGTACACCAAAGCGCTGGCGCTCGGCAACGGCACGGTGCGCGGCGGCGGTTGGCGGGCGGCGACGTGGCACTGGGATGTCATCAGCCGCGCACAGGCAGACCAGTTGCGGGCGTTCTGTTCCGGCGCGTCGGCGGTTGTGTTCATCCGCACCCGCACCAACGCCAGCACGGATCAGTTCAAAATCTACCAGGCGGTCATGATCTGGCCGCTGCCGGAGATGCGCGACTTCACCCGCCGGACGGACTTCAACATCCGGTTCCAGGCGATGGTCGAGCAGGCGGAGCCTGAGTCATGATGGCGCGAGCGGCGACGGAAACCGAACTCGGCCTGCTGCGTCGGGACAACCAGTTTTCCCGGCTGTTCCTGTTCGTCTACAACCCGGCGGCGGTCTTCACGGCCATCCTGGCTGCTGCTCCGGCGTCCAATGATGAGGTGTCGAGCATCACCTACAACACACCGACCGGCGACCCGGCGGGCGTGCTCGATGGCATGACGCTGCTGGTCGGCAGCAGCGCCGGGGCGGACGATATTGGTATCGCCCGCGTGCGCAGCGCCAGCAGCGGCACGATGTCCATTGGCCTGACCTCTGAGATACAGTGGCAGGCCGGGCAGCACCTGACCGTGCTGCCCGATTTTATGCTCTGGGCGCGCAAGCTGGCGTTCACCGGCGGGGTGTGGAACCTGGAGGGGGAGCTCGCCTACAGCGATCAGAACAAAACGATGGAGCCGGTGCCCGTCCTCGGCCCGTATTTCTCCGTGCTGCGTCTGGCTGGGGCGGTCACGTTTTCGCCGGATGCTGCGGCGTCGTGGTGCCCTGGGTCTACCGTGAGCGGGTATGCATGGTCTGCACCTGGCGCAGCGGCAACGTCCGGGATGACGACGGCCACGCCGACGATCACCTACAATGCTGCCGGCGTGTACCGGGTGTCGTGCACGGTTACGGCGGCCAACACCCGCACGAGCATCGGGCACCGCTTTGTCTACGTCTACGACGAC